CCCTCACGTCGCGTGCTCCCGGTTGTGGTGCATGTGGCATAGCGTCTCGAGGTTGCCGAACGCATAGGGCTCGCCGCCCTCCTTGATCGGCGTGCGGTGATGCACGACCTGCCCCCGCGTTGTCCAGTCTTCCGTTGCGCAGCGTTCGCACAGTGGGCGCTTGGCGATGTATCGGTCACGTACTCGCCTCCACCTGCTCGTGCCATAGAACGGAGCGCGCTTCTTGTCCGACACGATCCTGTGTGCGCTACAACGTCCTTGATCGACTAGCGCGCCGCATCCCGGTGCGCTGCACGGCCTTCTAGGTCGGTATGGCACCCCTATAACTTACGTAGTTGCGTTAGTCAAGGTCAAGATGAGCACCATCGTTCGCATACGCTTCGTTCTCCATGCGCTGGCGGAACCGCGTGCTGAAGATGTAGCCAACCCAGAAGCCCACCACCCACCAACGCCATATCTGACGCTGATGCACCAGCTCGTGCTGCCATATCGTGTCGTCCACGTCCGGCGCAAGAAGCACGATAAACGGGATGCCAGACCAGCCAAGCAGACCCGGGCTGATCCTGTGAAGGTCGACGGTGATGCCGATTGCTGGGGGCCACGCTGATACTCTCATGTCTCCATCGCTTTCGTGAGTTGTTGGTACTGCTCGAGCTTCTTGGCGCGGTCCCGGCTGTATCCGTCGCGTGCGTCTGGCACCCTGCGCAGCGTCACTACTGCGCTATCGATGGGCGTGTGCTGGCTCTCCAGCCATCGAGCCTTGCACTGCTCGTAGAGCGGCGTGGTCGATGCCGCGTAGAAGATGCGGAGCGTCACCGGCTTCTCGAGTTCAGGGGCCGCATGGAACAGCACCGACATAGCGCCGTTCACGAGCTCGGGACCGTCGAGTCCGACCAGCCGCTTCCAGATGTTCAGGTTCCGGCCCATGCTGAACTTCGGGTCCGTGCCCCACGTCCGCAGGATGCCCGCCGCCTCGCCTCGAGCAGCCGACATCGAGTTATCCACATCGGTGCTTGCACCGGTACTTCCGTTAGGAAGTGCCGAACCTCTTACTCTACCTCTACCTCTTCTCTTACTAGGCATAGGCTTTGTCTAGTCTCCGTCTAGTCTCTGTCTAGTCTCGCTCTAGGAAGCCGCTAGCGATAAGTGTTTCGATGGGTGGCTGGCGCGTGATGGCTAGTTTGCGCTTCAGCCACAGCGTGTCGTCGGGGATCTCGTTGCCGGTTTCGGCTGCGAGCAGGAAGAAACCGACCAGCGCAGCGCGGTCTTTCTCGCATAGCGACTGGTACTCGTAGTCGCCCAATAAGTCGCGGTAGACCTTGATCCACGGGGGCCGGTGCTTCTTGTAGTGCTGGTGGCGCTCCCAATTCACGACATGGATCATGCCGCCCCCGTGGGCGCTGACGTGGTGTCTGATCCTGGCGCGGCCCACTTGAGCCGCATTTGGAGCGGGTGACGGTCGATACGCGGGCGACTAGGCTGGGACCAACTCTTGCCGCTCGTCTGCCCAATGATGCGCCACCCGGCAGCGCGCAAGCTCGTCCCCGGCTCGGTGTCGAGCGTGTAGGTGATGAGGCGGCGATATCCGAGTGCGCGGCTCGCGCGCCAGCAAGCGCCGTATAATTTGGAGCACGCATTGGGCTGGTCATCGAGCACCGCAACCCGCGATACCTCTGCCGTCCATGCGTCATCGTTCCGGCGCGCGACGGGCCGACCGACGATTGCCACGCCGACAACTTCCTCGCCCCGTGCGACAGCGACAGCGAACTTGCCGCCCAGCGGAGCGGGGTGGTGTCGGTGGACTCGATCTACGAACGCCCGCGCATCGGTGATTGAGACGGGCACGATCTCCAGCCTCACGCCGCCCCCGTGGTCGCTTCAGCGAAGATGTCCGACTGATCGGAGCGCACTCCGTCGACAGCCTCGCGTAAATTGCGCTCCGCCTGCCTGTAGTATGTTTCCTTGAGTTCGACCCCAACGCCTTTGCGGCCCAATAAGACGGCACCGTAAACCTCTGACCCGACCCCCATAAACGGCGTAAACACGATATCCCCAGGATTGCTCCACAGTGTCACGCACCTATCAATTACGTCGAGTTGTAGTGGGTGGACGTGTCGCTCGTCTTCGTCCGCACGCGCCTCCATAAACGGCAGTACACGTTGGAGCCGCACGTCATCCCAGAATGCACTCGCGTACTGTCTCCATATCCAATGCGAGTATCTGTTCTCGATTTGATTGCCCGCCCACTCGCGGTATTGAAGTAGCTCGCGGGGTATCTCTCGCTCGCCAGCGTACTCCAGTAGTCCGTTAGGGTGCTCGATTGGTGCGGGGTTCTCGCCTTTTTTGCGGAACACCAGCAAATAATCTGCCGATGCGTTAGAGCACCGCGACGAATCGTCTACTATGGTCTTGTGCGCGAGGTTCTTAGCCATAGTGCGGTTACGAACCCCTAGCGGCTCCTTCCACACACTGTAGCGTGCGGTGTAGGCGAATCCTAGCCGAGAATGCAGACGAATAATGTCTCCGGGGAAGTCGATCATAGTGTCGGTGCCAGTGTTGCCGGATGGTATATCCATGCAATGCACCGCAGTCATCCGCCCCGGCATCGTCAGCCGATAGAGCTCCTGCACAATAAACTCGTAGTGTTCGAAGAATTCTCCGTATCCTCGAGCGTTTGAGAGGTCCCGATCAGAGGACGAATAGTGGTATAGCCCTCCAAACGGGGGCGAGTACACCGACAAGTGAACCGATCCGTCTGGCATAGAAGGCGTCACGTCCATGCAGTCCCCGCAGTACATCGCGTACTTCTCCGTGATGGTCTGGTGCGCTACAGCCATGCCGGCATCTCCGTTAAGGTGTTGTGTATGCTGTCGTGGCTGGCCCGCTCGATTGTTAGCGATTCGCTCATGTGGGCCATAAGTGAGTCGAACATCCTGTCGGCCTTGCTCGCCTTGAGCAGCAAGTTCTCCAGAACCCTCTTTTCGCCCTCGGTGTAGACCACGTCCACGGTCACGGGACGCTCCTGGCCGAATCGCCAGCAGCGTCTAACGCCTTGGTAGTACTGCTCATACGAATGGCTGGGGAAAAAAGTTAGGTGGGCGCACCGCTGTAGGTTGAGCCCCCACGCACCTATCTTGGGCTTGGTGACGAGGACCCGTATTTCGCCGTTCGCAAACGCCATAAGCCGCTCTTCTTTGGCGTCGTCGTTGTCACTCCCGCTGACTTGTACAGCGTCGTCAATGAGGTCGGTTAATCGGTCCCCTTCGGCGTTGAAGTGGCACCATACCATCGACTGGTCGGTGCCGCTCACGAGTTCGGCCACCTTCTCGCATCGTTCGGGAATAGTGCGACGGCGCTCTGCTCTTTGCTCATCCAGCGTCATCGCGGGCAAGTCGAACAACAGGCCTTCCGCGACTCCGTTCGCTTCTACTTTGTGGTACTGCTCCGTCAGTGCGGGTAGGGTGAACCCAGCATCATCGTATCCGTAGTCGGACGGCTTTCTGATCGCTCTAGACCAGGAGCTTATCCACCTCCAGAAAGCGTCCTCCGCGTGTCCCTTGAATCGCCAGTCCACTTTCTTTCCGTATCCGCGCCGGCCAGCCGAGCCGGTATTGCGATCATTACGGAAGAACATGGACAACATATCCATATGACCCATCTCTCCGAGAGATTCGCTGGAGGTCCCGAGTTCGATGTAATCGTTAGGGGCCGCAGTGGCGGTGCAAAGAAGCCGGTACTTAAGCCCGCGCATAAACTCCGTTATCACGGCGCGCCTTGATCCGTTGAAGTTCTTCAGGATGCTCGATTCGTCGCAAACCATCCCCGAGAAGTCAAACGAATTGAATAAATGCAGCCGCTCGTAGTTGGTGACTACTACTTGCGCGCCGCGCGGCACTTCGCCGTCCGTAACCCTCACGGCCCCTATGTCGAACTTGGCCGCTTCGGCTATCAGTTGATGACTCACCGCGAGCGGGGTCGCTATCAATACAGGCCGGTTTGTATGACGTACAACATTCTCGGCCCAGACGAGCTGCATAGGGGTTTTCCCTAACCCGCAGTCCGCGAAAAGCGCGCGCCGGCCACCGCGCACCGACCACTCCACTAGGTCCCGCTGGAACTCATACAGGAAGCCAGGCATGAAGGTCGGAGCGAACCCCTGCTCATCTGCGGCCTGGTGCTTGGATAGCAGGAAAGCGGAGTATGTCACGAGAGCACCCGCCCCGTGGGCGCTGGCGTGGACGACGCCCCCATGATCCGTCGCCCGATCCACTCAGCGACGTTCACCGTCACGGCGTTCCCCATCATCCGATAGCGCGGCCCGTCCGCGAGCTCCACGCGCTCGCCGTCTTCGTCCACGCCCCACGCGGTCCAATCGTCGGGGAACGCCTGTAGGCGCTCGCACTCGCGCGGCGTGAGTCGGCGGGGGATGGGAACGTCGGGCCAGTGCCGGCGCAGAACGCTTCGGGCTTGCGGATCTTTCTCGCACATCCACGCGCATTCCATCCCGGCTCGCTCGAGGCCCAGGTCGAAGCCGCCGACGCCTGAGAACAGGGAGCCGTATCTCATGCCGCACCCCCGCGCAGAGCGCATCTAATTCTGACACGGTTGAGCGCAAACCAAGACAGCACATGCCCTAGTGTTGTTGCGGTTATTGGGGTGTTTGTAGTGGGGTCAGCAGCTTTTGAGGCCGCCGCGTCTACCGTTCCGCCACCCCGGCTAGTTGTTGCTGTATAACGAGTTATCAAGCGTTGCCCTCGTTATCGGAAGTCGATTGACCCGCTTTTGACACGGTTCCTGCATCGGCCAACGCTCGGGCAACCAGCTTCTTAGGGTGAATGTCGTCTTGCACGTAGATGCTATCAAGGGTGTCCGCGCGGGTTCCGCTTTGCTTGTCCCTGCCGACCATGCCGGCGCTTGCGGTCGCATAGGCACGCTTCAGTCCGTGCCACGCCCTGCCCTCAACGTGTGGGATGCCGGCAGCTTTCTCCGCGGCGGGCAACCAGACCTTGATGCAGACGTGTTCGGTGATTCCAGCCAGCAGCTCGGGCATGATGTCCACCGTGAGGTCATGCGCTAGCCCGACCACAACCACCTGGCCGGTCTTCCTGGCCTTGTCTGTCTCGCCCGGGAACGTGAGCACCGTATGATCGTCGTGGACACGCACCGCGGCGCCTGTGAGCGTCCGTATCGCTGTCAGCCTACGTCCACTCTGCCACGCGACATGTCCCAGCCAGCCGGCCCGCGGGTCGACCGTCTCGAGCGCGGGCAACAGCCTGCGCACCTCGTCCAAGCTGTACGCCTTCGACTTGCTCCTGGCTTTCGGGAGGTCTACCGCGTCCATGTTGTGGCGTGGGTCGATCCACTTCAGCTTCCGTTCAGCGTAGCGGTACGCCTGCTTCATGTAGCGCAGATATTTGCGCGTCGTCTCTGCTGTCACGTCCAGAGCCCGGGCGTGGTGCTCGATCTCTGCCGGCGGGATGTCGGTAAGCACCGTGTCCTCACCTAGCCGCTCGAGCCAGAAGTCACGGAACCGACGCTGGCCCTTCACCTGCTTCGGGCTCCAGTCGCCTTCCTTCGCCATATGGAAAGCGCGGAAGAGCTCTCCCACCGTGCGCTCGGTCGTGAAGCCGAACACGACTTTCATCGCCGCGCGGTTGTGGTTATGCTCGAGGTCGCGGGACATCCGGTGAGCGATGCGCACTGCTAGCCGGCGCTCGGTGACGGGGTGGCCGGTGACCTTCTTGAGCGACTTCTGGACGCGCTCGCCCTGCCAGTACCACTCGACGTAGAGCGAGGCACCAACGGAGCGTTCGTAGACTCGGACGCGGGAAATGCTTTTTTGCCCGCAGATGTAGGACCAGAGCGGAGCCATGGCTTTTCCTGGGGATGGGTGGCGATGAACCCCCACATCCTTACCGTGGCATCATCCGTGTCCGCAAGTGTGTCACGAATCGCGCCGACCGTCACCTCCCCGACACCAGGCACGTAGCACACAGTCTCGTCAGGTATGCAAGCAATACCTTTCATGCGACACCCTCCACGATCCCGACCCGCACACACCAGTCGAACGCCTCACGCACATCTCGCCATAGCACCCACGCCACGCTGTTCGATTCACACGCCTCGCGAAACACCATTTGGCTCTCACGCAGCTTGCCCTTCGCTGTCTTGACCTCCACGAACAGCACGTGTCCGTGGCCTATCACGACGAGGTCAGCGAGCCCTGGAGTCATGCGTGTGCCGCCTGGGTCACGTCGGTAGCCCTGGCCTGTGTCCCATACCGCGAAACCGACTAGCCGCAGGAACTCCACAATCTCGTGGCTGATCTGGCGCTCTTTCACGACGCGAACCGCAGGGCGTTCGCGCACTGTATAGAGCAGCAGCGGCGCGCGTCGAACATCCGCCAACTCTCGCGACCGGCGCCAAACGACTTGCGGTGGAATGTCTCGCCGCACCGCTGGCACGCCTTCGGTGGCAAGTGCTTGACGTTGCGTGGACCCTTCCGCTGCCGCTGCCGCTTGCACACAGCAGACACGACGTGGTGATACCGGATTGGCCCGCGCCGGTAACCCAGGTCGATGCCGTAGACTCCAAGGATGTCATCAGCGACACCACCCTCGTAGCGAATGCATTTCGCTGTGCATTTGCGGGCAGCGTCAGCCAACGGCTTCGCTGCTGCTATTGCAGCGAGTTCGTGTGCGTTGAAGACAATCACAGCCCAGCCCTCCGAGCGCGGTCGACTTCCTCGGCTCTCGCGTCGGCATGGGCGACAGCACAAACCAAGAACACCACACCACCGCTGACGAGCAGAGCGAGCAGAGCGAGCAGAAGCCTCATTC